TGCTCCCAAGCCTCATGGTGAATCTTTCACCGTCCAAATGCACTACGTTATGTCCCTTGTACGCGTTAGAGAACAGCGAACAGGTCTAGTTAGGGTAAGCGGGCCGATTCCCCTTCAAAAGGAGTCGGGGATTCTTTCGAATCCATACTCGTCGCTTCCTGATTGGACACCTAGTTGGTATCCGTTTTGGAGAAAAGACAGGTGTCTTTTCAAAGAGATGGCTTCGCCATTGGTTGCAGGTAGCACTCGTTCGACTTGGAACACTTTCCTCCATTATAGGAGGCGGTGTGTCCTGCCTAATGATCGTGCGCAATACGTGACGTCGGTATATGTAGATATTGGGCCCCCTTATAGGGGTCACTCATTCTACTACCCCGATAACACGTTAGCGTGGGTTAGAGACAAGTTCGGGGAGCCAGACTATCCTATTGGAGGATTGCCTGCGCTCGTGAATGAAGGCGCGGTACAGTGGGTAACCACTCATCCCGACCTGGAGAATACCATCCGGCGTGCCCAAAGGGTCATGCTGAGTGATATGCATCCAGAGCTCAGCCTTATCAACTCTGTTATAGAGCTGAAGGACTGGAAGAAGCTACCGTTCACGATTGGTAGGATCAGGACTATGTTGGAAGCCTTGAAAAAGGTGATTCCAAACTTTTCTGGTCCAAAGCGGGCTTTGCATTTCGCCACCAGGGGAAAGCAGAGCTTGTTGCCGATCCTACTCGCTTCGGCTGACGTGTTTCTCCAACAGGAGTTCAACATTAAGCCGTTGCTTGGTGACATCGAGGGAGTCCGAGATGCCATCAAAAGCCACCGGGAGAGGATCAATAAGTTCCTCGCTGGTGAAGCTGAGATTAAAGTGAGCAATTACAACTCTCACTTGAAGTCTTACTACCGGGACTCGCAAGAGTATTCCGGGGGGCCTGGCTATTACATTGTTCCCACGTTAGAAGCTGGCAGACCTGGCCGTATAGACGGCTTCTGTCAGTCGTGGCGGCAAGTAAAGTACGCGAAGGCCGCGTTCCATGCGGAAATGGAGTATAGTTACTACCTAAGTGACTGGCAGAGGCAAAACGCCTTTCTGCTGTCGTTCCTAGATAGGCTGGGTGTAATGTTTGACCCAGCGATCGTTTGGAATGCTATACCCTACACGTTTCTAATAGACTGGGTAATCGATGTTAATCGATTCTTATCCAGTTATAGGACGAGCAACATGGAACCGTTTGTGTTAGTGCATCGCTGGCTATGGAGTCAACACGTCGTTCGGACTGTCACTGGCACTTGTAAGTGCAATAGCAGCCTGATTGGTGTGCGAGCTCCTAAGCTAACAACCTGCATTATGAC